TTGCGATTAATTTGTGTGCTTCGTCATTGTAATGAACTTTATCAGCCTTCATAGTTTCTATATCTAAATTTAGATTTTCTTTAATCCATATATTAGCTGGTGTATGCATTACATGTGTCTGTGTTAAGTTCCTATAATGATTAAAGTTGTCGGGCATTTCTACACCATCAATTATTCTCCATATGTAACAAGGTATATCTTTTTCTGCACACATTGCATCAATAAGAGCAATATCCTTACTATACTGCTCATGTGTAAGGTGTGTTACTACCTCATGATGAAACTTTGTATTAAAGTACGGTTTCTCATCTCCTGGCCATACATTGTCTTTATAATGCCACGGCCACAAATCAGCCTTAGAACCATGCGGCTGGTGAAACTTAACTTTGTCAAACCATTCTACATTTTCATAGTTTTGAGTAAAGTAATCTTCATATAGTACAACACTTTCGTCTTGAAAGTGAAGTTGTGTAAAATGATCTGGAGCAAGTTCGTCAAACCCGAAGTTTTTAGAAAACGCTAGTTGCCACCTATCCCAATGAGTCGTTTGTAACACAACTGCTGAGATGTCATTATGCTTGTTAAGCATGTCACGAATCCATCTAGGATATATTTGATTGCAAGCACCGGGCGACGAATAAACATAACATTGCGACTCTTCTATATTTCTTGAATAGTATTCTGCATAATTATTATCGCCCCACTTTGATACAGTCCATTTAGTTGGAGAGTCTGTAGCTTTTGATGCGTAGCCATGACTATGGCTATCGCCAACAAATAGTATATTATTTTGAGTTGACACGGCTCAGTTCCTGACGCATTTCTATTTCAGTCTTAAATGGCCCTTTAGTTGTGTAACGTTCGACCGTAATAAGTTTAGGACAGAAGCTCTTAACCCAGCCTTTGTCAAACTGAATAATATAGTAACCTGCACAATACAAGCTTTTACTTTTATCACTCTTAGTAAATAGCGGAAGCTTTTGCTTTACATCAAACATTGGATTGTATGGTGTACTGTTAGTCGGATAACCGTGTATTTCTTTCGCAACTGTTTCAGTAATGTCTAACTCAGTCCAGCTTATTTTCTTATCAAGTGCGCTAGTAAGTTCTTTTTCAGTATGATACATTTGCGTACCTGACGGGGTACTTAGGATATATTGTTCATCGTTTAAACTAATAGTGCCAAATTTAAGGCCATTATTTTCAACTATCCAAAATTTGTTCTTTAATATTTCTTTTGCGTTCATTTAGGGTACCTCGCTTGTAATGATGGTGCATAATATTGTGCCTGGTCAGCAACTCGTTGCATGTCCCACTTAGCACAAAACTTCATAAGGCGCATGCCTACTTGTGTAATTTCTTTAGGTTCGACATCTGCAATAGTTGTGTCAATGATCTCTCTAATGTCTGTAGGCTGCGCAGTTAAATCACACAGTACAACATTGCGATTGTAGTCATCAAGTACACGGTGCTCTACACCTTCATGATCAGTCCAACGCTGTAACATCATGTTATTCCAGTTAAAGCCTTTTGTGTTCTTATCATCGTATGCTTCAATAAGGCCAACTTTATTCTTAGTGCCTTTCTTACGCACACCTGGATACGCACTAAACACATTATCACTTGTGTCGCCACGCATGCACTTCTCAAACAACATAAAGTCGGGATGCGGAGCAGGCTTTGCTTCTTTAGTCTTCTTATCAATAATAGGTGCTAGCTTCTTGTCATCAAAGTAGCCTTCGTGTGTAATAATAGTATTACTTACACCATTGTATTGTTTTACATTAGGACTAATTAGCTGTGCAAAGTCGCCATCAGTACTAATAATAACATGTTTATCATCAGGATGTGATTGTACCCAACCTGCAATAAGATCATCTGCTTCTAGTTGCTTGTGTTGAATAACAGTACAGTTAGTCTTCTCTGTCATAAAGTTCTTAAACTCGTCAAAGATCTCCCAAAACGCTGTATCTTCTTCACTCTCAGTAACTGTCATCTTATCACGAGCAACCTTGCGGTTACGCTTGTAAGGCTCGTAATAGTCTTTGCGCCAGCTACGCCCTTCTAAACAGATCACAACATGATCACCGTTAAAGTCTTGCCATGCCTTCTTAATACTGTTTAATGTAATATGTAGAGCCATACCGACCTTAGTGTCGATGTCACCGCGTACTACGTGCCTTGCACGAAAGAATGTGTTAGCTGTGTCTACTAGAATGTAAGTTGCCATTAGTTTGCCTTTATGTAATTTATAGTATTATTATAGCACCAGATCTGGCTTTTGTCAATCATTAAGATACTTCACTTTTGGTCTTGTCCATAGGCACTACTTTAATGTATCCCATTTCTCTTGCAGTCTCTAGACCTTCATCACCTAAAATTTGCATAGCAATAGTTCTAAACCAACTATCTACAATTTGCTCATTAGTTTCGCCGCTATAGCCTGCATCAAGTAGTTCTTCAATAAACTGATTATTCCAATCGAGCTCAAAGAATCCGTTCTTAATGTCATCAGGATTAATCTGCGTATCTAATACAGCAACCCATGCTTCACCTTTCTTAGTAGCTTCTTGCTTTTCTTTTTCAAGTATTGCTCTACGTTCATCTTCAGAAGTTGATGTAACAGTATCATCTGTTACCTCCTCTGCTGCTTTCTTACCTATTAACTTATCAAACCATTTCATATTAATCCTTCCCGTCTTAGTTTATCGTCTAATGCTTCTTTATCAATTGTAGCTGTCATTGCTCGTTTGTGTTGCTCGTTTGTGTACTGTCTAAGTTCCCCAGGCATTTCCGAATAAGCTGATGTGTAGTCTAGGGGTAAATCGCCATCCTTTTTCCATACAAACTTCCGCAACTTCTTTAACGTTAAGGACATACTCTTCCGAGCGTCCCCCAAGCGGCATACAATATACTGGACACTCAACGCCGACATCACGATATGCTTGCACAGCCCTACCGGCTTCATCAATATCTGAACGATCAGCAACAACAAATTTGAGATAAAGATCGCTGCCATCAACAGTGGAATAGTTAAGAGCGACATCAGGCTTAATAGCATCCATCCAAGATTCTCCGCTAACGGATAGCTTAGGCGAACAACTCCACGTGACAGTAATTCTGTCGCTATCGTTGAGATAGTTGTATAAGTCGTTGTGTAATACTTGTGTAGTGTTTGTTTCAAATGTGACATTTTTTAAATCCTTCATGCGCGGATGTTCAAACAGCTCTACATAAAGTCGTTGCCACGCTAACAACGGTTCACCACCTGTCATAATTAAATGGATATCTTGTCCATTATCCATTGTCCACTTACCTTCTGGAGTAAGCGACAATAAGTGTTCAACTACTTCTTCAACTTCTGCAAGTTTGTTAAAGTCTTTAAACTCAGGATAGATACTTGCATAAGTGTCACACCCTGTATGAATGATAGGCAAGTCTGTAAACTTTTCAGTCTTTGCAATAATGCCACTGTCTAGTAAGTCTAATACTTCTTGATTGTATCGTTGCCCTGCTTCATGCTTCTCAGCACGACTTGGTTCATTCTTACCAAGTCCAAAGTTCATGCATCGAAAGTTACAACCGAAGGTACGCAAGAACACACTAGGCACTCCTACAAACTTACCTTCACCCTGTACGCTATAAAATGCTTCTGAGTATCTTAGTTTCATCATAGTCTCCTTAAAACTTAATTATAACAGAAGCTACGATAATAATCAACAAAATAGTTGGTACTTCGTTTGCAATACGTAATTGCTTGCCTGTTAGTTTATTGTTGCCGCCTATAAAGTTTTTACGCTGTTTACTTAACCAACCATGAAACCCAAACATAAAGAAGACGCTTACTAGTTTTACATAAATCCAAGCTGATGTCCAATCAATAAACCCAAAGCTAATTAATACTATGCCTGAAACCAATGTAGCAAACATAGCAGGCATCATAATAACTCTTATTAGTTTAACTTCCATTAACTGAAAAACACTGTCTAGTTTATCACCTGGCTTTGATTGTTCTGCATGATATACCATTACTCGTGGTAGATAAAATAAACCAGCCATCCAAGATATAACAGCAAGGATATGTACAATTAATGTAATTTCATAATACATCATAGAATCATCTCCTGTACAAGACTAATCATTCCCATCACAAAGACTACAATAATAAATGTTTTAGCAACGCCTACTGCGATTAGATCTGGTAAATCATTCATCGTGCATATTCCTGCTGTAGTTTAATGTTATCAAAGAACTCTTTCTTAGTGCCACTATCATCTTTAAATGCACCACGTAGTACAGTTGTTTGTGTAAGACTGCTAGTTGCCATAATGCC